GGCGTAAGCTGGCAGGGCTGAACGCTGTCCCGCCCGTGTAGGACAGGCTGGTGACGCTCTGACCGTCGATCGGCTGCACCGTGATCGTGCTGCCTGCCGTCGGCGTCGCGCCGCTGACCGAAACGACCTCGTAGTAGGTGTTGTTGAACGTCGTCGGCCCTGCGCTGCGCACAAAGTCGCGCGGTATGACGATGTCGCCAACCGCAAACGTGTCGCGGAAGTCCGGGTCAAACTCGTCGACGAGGCTGATCGCCACGTTGCTGCCGTCAACCGCGGCCGACAGGTTCTCGCTAGTGACGCCCAGCAGGTTGCGCTCGTTGAACAGGATCAGCTGGCCGTTGCCGATCAGTTGCAGCAGCTCCTCGGTTTCGCGGTCGTTGAGGTGCAGCAGCGCGTTGACGTAGACACGACGCAGCGTCGCGGTGGTGCCGCCCTTGGTTCCGCCAGCCGAGCTCTCGCGCGCCTTGCTGCTCTGATACATGACGTGCACTGGCACACGCATGCGGGCACCGATGGCAAACGTCCGCGGCGCACCCGGGCCTTGCTCGCTGGATGGCAGGCTTCCCAGGTTAGGGAACCGGGCCTGCTCAGCATCGCCGGCCAACATCGGGTAGATGATGGTCGTGTCGATGTAGGCCGCCGCTAGGCCAACCGCCCAGCCTACGTAGGGCACGGCCAGCAGAGATCCCTGTGCAGCCCCTGCGATTGCGGTCGACGCTGCTACGCTCGCCATGCGATCCCCCTAAAGTTCCAGCCCTGCACGGCCTGCCTACGCCACACGCCACGCATCACGCGGTTGCGCGGCGACCACGCATGCACGCAGAGCGTGCCGCGGTCTACGTCCTCGAGCGGCACCACGACATGGCGCGCGCCGCCCAGGAACGGCACCTGCCAGATGTGCGCCGTCGCCGTGTCCTCGGCCTTGTCGCAGAACTCAGACAGGCCCTTGAGCAGCTCGTCCTCGGTCGGTTGCGGGCTGTAGAGCGGAGTCTCGCCCAGCTCCAGGCCAGCGGCCACCGCCGCGGCGTAGGGCACGCCGACGCAGTCCAGACCTGACGCAGGGATGCGCCCGGCATGCCTGACCGTCGCGCCGACCAGGCGGCGAGCTGCGTCTGCGTAGTCCTGCCAGGGGATCATTCGATGACCGGCTCCCGGATGTTGCTAGCAGTCGGCTCGAGGTCGCTGCCGCCGAAGTTGGCCTGGTTGCTGAACTTGTCCTTGCAGGTGTCGAACAGGCCGTTGCAGCCAGGCTTGACGTCGGCCTCGTCGCCCGCGGCGATGACTTGCAGCGTCGGGATCAGCAGCCGGCATTCCCGCGTGCTGTAGGTGAACCCCACGATCGGGCTGACCTGCCCCACGTTGTCGCCACTGGTCCAGATGATCGACCCGTCGCGGTAGTAGTCGTCGACCTGCGCGGCAACCGGCGGCGCGAAGCTGCCCGTCGTAAAGCGCACCGTCATGTAGTCATCGGGCACGCTGTCGACCACGGCCGTCGTGATCGTCTCGGCGCTGATGTCCGCCTGGCAGAACGGGCCGGCGAGCTCGTATTGGCAGGTCTGCGAGAAGTAGCCGCCGAAGCGCCCGCCCGTCGGCCGGCGCAGCTTCTGCGTCACGCTCTCCATCGTGCCCACGAAGTTGGACCCGTCGAACACGATGCGCGTGATGATCCGTTTGTGACGGCTGTAGACGATGGCCGGCCGACACCAGTCGATCACGGTCAGGTAGACCGTCGCCCCGCGATACTTCTGCTGCTTCAGCTGCGGCAGCGTGATGGTCGTCCCGTCGATGACGCCGCGCACGTCCTGGTCACCAGCGCGCAGGCCGCCCTCGCGGCGATCCGCGCTCAGGCTGCCCAGCACGATCGGCAGATAGGTGCGGTTCTCGACGGTGACCTTGCGATCGTGGTCCGTGAACAGAAGCTCGCTGCCGTCGAGCGCGACGACGCGCAGGCAGTGTGCCAGGTGCTTGCCGCGGTTGTAGCGCAGCAGATCCTCGGCCATGCGTCCGGGTCGCGTCGTCATATCGTGCCCTCGCTCCCGTCGATGTTGCCGGCCACGACCTTGGTGAGCGTGGTCCCGCTGGCCACCTTGATCGCGAACCCGCCGGATCCGAAGCCTCCCGACGTGTCGCTGCTGTCGCCGCCGTCCGCGCCGGGGTCACCGCCACTGCCACCCGTGCCAGCCGGCGCGCCGTTGTTGACGCCGCCGCCGAGGCCGGGCTGGTTCAGGAAACCAGGCGTCGCGTTGCCGCCGTAGCCGAAGCCCTGGCCGGCAGGGATGGTGCCAGACGGCCCTCGAGGTCCGAACTTGTAGCCCGCGCCGCCGCCGCCGCCAGGGCCGCTGTAGATGCCGCTGCCGCCGCCTGCGCTGCCGCCACCGCCGCCACCTTGGATGCGGCCGTAGTTGTAGAGGATCGTCGTGGTGCGCACGTAGAGGCCGTCCCCGCCGTCCTCGGCCAGGGTGATCGTGCCGTAGGTCGGGCTGGCCGGCGTGCCACCCGTGATCGGCGCACCCGTGCCACCGCGACCGCCGCGACCTGCGATGTAGCCGTTGTCCAGCACCGTCAGGATGATGACGCTGCCCGCCGGAAACGTGCCCGTGTCCATGGCCGGCGACGTCGTCACGTTGCTGCCTACCGCGCCTACGGTCGCGCTGCCCTGCGGCCCCACGAACACGTTGACTCGCGCCGGGTTCGTGCCCGCATAGCCCAGCTGGTCGCACATCGTGCGGATGTTGGCGTTCAGGTTGAGGCCCGGCCCGAACTCGATGGTGAACTCGTCGACCGTGATCGTCTGCGCCGAGCTCGCGCTGCCCGTCGCCGTCTCGATGATCCAGCTGCCAGCCTGCGTGCTGGTGTCCGTCAGGTAGCACACGGCAAGCTGGCCCGGGTTGAGCAGCACCAGTTGCGTGCCGCTGTTGTTCTTGACCGCCGTCTGCAACGAGGCGCTGCTGTTCCACACCGTGTAGACCGGCCCGCCCGTGCGCAGCAGCCGCGCGTCCTGCAGCAGCACGCTGGTGCCCGGCGACTCAATGAACCGCGCCGCGCCTGGTACGCCGGACGGCAGCGGCATGACGCCGTCGGTCGCGCTGTTGAGGTGGTAGCCACCCCACATCTCATCGAGCGCAGTCCGTGCCATCAGTAGACGATCCAGGTGGCCGTGGTCGTGCCTCGAGCAAGCGCCACGGTCTTGGTCGTGCCGGCGCTGATTGTGCTGCCGACGTTGCTGCCTGATTCGTCCACGAGCTGCAGGCTACCCGTCGCGCCCGTCTCGCAGTGGATGACGAAGATCTGCCCACCGCCCGGAATGCGTGCGACCGGCGGCAGGTAGACGTTGATGGCCGCGCTCGGGTCGTAGCTGTGCAACATGCCGCCGTTGAGCGCGAGCACCTGCGTCGTGCTGACCGTGCCGTGATCGGTCGCGCCGCCGGCAAACCACCGCTCAGGCTGCTCGACCTCGGACAGCACCTCGATGCAGTCCAGAGTCGGGATGTCCCAGATCTCGTAGCCGCTGGCCTGCAGCTGCATGAACTGGTCGACCTCGCTGGTGAAGCGCACCGGCACGTCAAACTTGCAGCCCGCGCGCACGACCACGCCCGCGGTCGGCGCGCTGTTCATCACGACCTCGCCGGCCGCCGACACGGTGAACGCCGTCGTCGACACGCTGTCGAGGCTGACCACGACCGTGCCCGACACCGGCAGGGTAAGGTTTCGCTGGTAGGGTGCGTCGCCGTCGGCGTCGTAGACCTTGATCAGCGGGAACGTGTCCTCCGACCCGTCGCCCGTGCCGATGATCACGTCCGTGTTCGTTGGATCGGTGACGCCGTCGTCGTTGGTCGTGAAGTCGGCCCAGTCCTTGAGCCGGAAACTGTGCAGGCTTCCGCGCCGGCCGAGGCCGAAAGCCTTGATGGCCTGCGCCTGCGTAGGCGTCTGCAGTGCCTTTCTAAGGCGGAAACGGTGCCGCCCCTGGCTCTGCCTAGCCACGCGGAACTCGTGGCCGCTGGCGGTCTCCTGCACGATCGTGGAGAAGCCCGCACCGCTGATGCCCTGATACTCGAAGTCGTCAGGCAGGGATACGTCGTGAAATGCCATGTGTTAGCCTCCAGGCGTGCCTCCGGTCATGCCGGGCTGCACGTTGCCGACGTTGGCCAGGTTCTGCGTCTGCGTCGGTGCGAAGCTGGTGGCCACCGCGCCGCCGATCTGACGGAACACGCCCTGCGCCGCGATCTGCGCGAACTGGCGCACGAGCTCGGCCATGGCCTGGCGCGCGGTCATCGTGCCCTCGGCCACGCGGAAGAAGGCGTCGCCGATCGTCTGGCCGAACTGCTCGCCCTGTGCGATGAGCTCGTCCATGGCCATCTTCGCCGCCTCGACCTGCTCGCGGCCGTATTGCTGCATCAGCGCCATGGACTGCATGCCCGCCTGCATGCCGAAGCCCATGCCGAAGGGCACGCCCAGGCCCGTCATCTGCTCGGGCTGTCCGCCAGTGTAGGTGCCTTGGAAGTTGCCAAGCGTCGGCAGCAGCCGCGGGTCAGCGAACTGCTGGAACCCAGGCGGTAGCGTCGGCCCAAGCGGTGCCGGCGTTGGCGCAGCCGCGCGGTCACGCATTAGCGGCAACAGTGACGGGTCGGCGTATTGGCTAAACCCAGGGGGCAGCGTTGGTCCCATCGGTCCTGCCGCACGGCCTGGCAGTTGTGATGGGGCAGTCGTGGCCAGTTCTCGTGCCTCGCGTGACAGCTCGGCGTAGATCTGACCAACGATAAACTGGGCCACCTCGCGCGGGACACGTTGTGGACCGTAGATCTGGGACGGCTCGGCTTCCGGTAGTTGACGAGCCAAGCCGCGACGAGGGATAGCCTGCAGCACTTGCTGCGGCGCGCCTGCGAGCCTCTGCCGGATGTCTTGCGTCGTAATGCCCAACTCTCGCGCGAGCTGATCGAACGTCTGCAGCTCGCCCAGGTCGTAGCGTTGCAACGCTTGAAACACAGCTGACTGCCGACCGCGCACGCCTGGATCTTGTGAGAGGCCCAGCACCTGCTGCACATACTGGCTGGCCTCGGCCTTGCGCATGGCGTCGCCCAGACGCTCCATCTCGTCTGCGGCCTCTCCAGTATCCTCGCCGAATACTGCCATGGCAGAAGCCGCTAGCGCCAAGACGCTGGCGATGGTCATCAGCGGGTGCGCCCGAATGACCTGACCCAGCGTGCCGAAGATTGTGGTCGCGGTGCCCGTCGCGGCCGAGACGCTCTTCATGTCCTCGGCAAAGCGCCCAAGGTCCAGCAGGGCCTGCGACGCCGCGAACGCAGCCATGGCGCTGTTGCCTGACCGGAAGCCGCTGCTAATGCCCTCGAGGCCGTGCGTGATAGCCAGTCCGCCGCCCGTCGCCGCGAATGCCGCGCTCATGTCACGCCCCGCGACATGCGCGGAGTCGCCCATCTGCTTGACTTCCTTCTCGGCCCGGTCAGCCTTCTGCGCCGTCTGATCCAGCGCCCGGTTCGCCTGCTCGAGGCCCGTCGTGACGCCGCGCGCGTCGACCGCGATCTCTAGAGTTGGCATCCCTGCGCTCCTGCCGTTGCTCGGCGTGATGTGACAACCAGACGGCGTCCATGGCGCGAAGTAGGCGACACACGCGCAGACGCTCGTCGCCAGTGTATCCCGCGTCGGCCGCATAGTGTGAGAGGTCCGACCACGGCAGCCCGCCGGCCGCCATCCCCACTGGGCGTCCCATGCTTACAAGCTGCCAGCCATCCCAGATAGGCTGCAAGTCGGGCCAGAGAGACGGCCGCTGCTTCCAGGCTTCCGGCAGGGGCTTGTTCTTGCGCTTGCGCCATTCTGCGATCCTGCGAAGGTATTTTTCGTCCTTGCCGTGCCGCAGGTGCCACCGCAGGACGTCTGTCAGTTTCCCGCGGAGTCGGCGTCGTTGCGCACCAGCGCCGCGGCGCGCTGGCTGGCTTGGATCAGGACGAAGTCGAGCAGGTTGCGGAACGTGCGATCGGCCAGCAGCTCGGCGGCCTTGGCCTGGCTGAAGCCCACCGCCTGGCCCTTGAACGTGATGTTCTGCCAGTTGCGCACGACCGTCGCGGCCAGGGCCTTGGCGGCGGTGCGCAGGGTCAGCCGCTCGAGCTCGTCGGCCGGCGTGTCCTTGTCCCGCAGCTTGGCCATGTAGGGCTCGCGCTCGCGCTCGAGCTGCCGCTCGTAGGCCGTGCCCATCGGGACCAGCAGGATGGCCGGGACGTCCTCGGCCGGCTGCTCGACCTGGTCGCCCACGAGCTGCCCGTCACGGACGGACAGCCGCCACCAGACACCGCCGTCGAGCTTGTCGGCGTCGAGCTGAATGCTAGCCAGATCCACTAGGCCCACCTCTGCATCCGGGTCGTGCAGTCCTCGGTGTCGTTGAGGGTGGCCTGATACGTCACGCTGACCATCGTGTCCGTGTTGCTGCCCGTCACGTCTGCGCCTGCGTCGCTGAACTTGACCGTCGGCAGGCTGAACGTGTAGCCCCGATCGTTGGCGTCGATCAGCGCAAACCAGATCGCCCCGGTCGTGTTGTCGGCGTAGGACTGCATCTCGGTGAAGTCCTCGAAGTAGGCGTCGAAGCTGCCGGTCACGTTGAACTCGCCCTGCCGCATGGACTGCGCGCCCAGCTTGCCCAGCTCGGTGCGCGCCACCACGTTGTTGTTGATGTTCAGCGTGATCTGCTTGGCCGGGAAGCTAGAGCCGGCGCTGCGGATCTCCGGCACGCTCAGGCTGTCCAGCACCGGGTGGTCCGTGGCGTCCGTGTAGGTCGCGCTGGCGATGAACTGGTCCGTGCCCAGGTCGCTGTCTTGGAACGTGCTGTTGGCCGCCTCGAACGTGAACGTGCCCGTGACGATGGCCTCGTCGGCGACGGTCAGGTCCAGCGTGTTGACCACGCAGCCGGTGAAGATCTGCGCCTTGCCCAGGTCCAGCCGCGCCACCTCGATGGTGAACGAGTCCTCGACCGTGCCATTCACGCGGCGCGCGGC